CGCATATACTGTATCTATAGTATGTGAATAGGCACATAAATTAACAAAGTAAAATAGGCACATAGGAGAAAATATTATGGCAACATCTTTGGCAGAAATTAGAGCAAAACTTAAATCTCAAGAATCACGCAGTGAGCGTACAGGCGGCGGCGACAACGCAATCTTCCCACATTGGAATATCCCAGAAGGCACAACGACAGCAGTTCGTTTTTTGCCAGACGGCGATCCTAACAACACATTTTTCTGGGCTGAAAGGCTTATGATTCGTTTACCCTTTAATGGTGTAAAGAATGATATGAACAGCAAGCCAGTAGTGGTACAAGTACCGTGTGTTGAAATGTGGAACGAGACATGTCCTGTACTAAGTGAAGTACGTGGTTGGTTCAAAGACTCGTCACTAGAAGAAATGGGACGTAAGTATTGGAAGAAGCGTAGTTACATCTTCCAGGGCTTTGTAAACGAAAACCCACTTCAAGAAGATACACCTGAGAATCCAATTCGCAGGTTTGTTATCTCACCAAGCATCTTTAACTTGATTAAAGACGCACTAATGGATCCGGATATTCAAGAAATGCCAACAGATTATACTGCTGGTCTAGATTTCCGTATCACAAAAACCACTAAGGGACAGTATGCAGATTACAGCACCAGTAAATGGGCTCGTAAAGAAACTGCAATATCCGAACAGCAAATGGCGGCTATTGAAACACATGGTCTTCATACACTTAGTGACTTCCTTCCTAAGAAACCTACTGAAGTAGAATTACAGTGCATCAAAGAGATGTTCGAAGCAAGTGTAGATGGACAGCCCTATGACGTTGAACGTTTTGGGCAATACTATCGTCCATATGGTATTGACGCTCCTGCGAGTTCCTCAAACTCTAGTACGTCTACAGCACCAGCGGCAACTACCCCAGCACCTGCTTCAACAGCAACTCCAACACCTGTAGCAGAGGCTCCTGTTCCTGCACCACAAACTGAAACTGTGGCAGCACCAGCAGCAGCACCTGAAGGTGAAAGCAAGCGGGCAGAAGACATCCTAGCGATGATCCGTAACCGCCAATCATAAGGTACAGAGGGCGGTAGAATTGCCGCCCTCAATCCTACAATGAAATTAGTATTCGAACAAACAGGCGATGAATTACCTTTCAATGGTTTAAACAATGAAGTTCTAGAACTTTTCATTGATAAAATTTTTGTGGCTAACAGCCAGTATCGTCGTGTTAGTGAATATACTATAAAACTAAAAAATACTATTAACAGTGTTAACCACTATTTAAATAGCATTGGTGTTGATATTGTTTTCCCCCAAGTGAATACACTACATCAAACAGATTTAAATTATTTGCATGCATTTTGGGCAAAAAACACAGAAAAAAAGTTTAAAATAAAAGATCATCCTGCACTCATAGAACACTATTCTGATAGTAAAACACATTGCACACTATATGAAATTGCATCTAAATTACAACTAGGCACATTATTTCAAAGTTTAGAAGATATTAATATATTAGTTCACGACATTGAAACTATTTTCACAGGTAATAATTTTTTCCCAACAGAACAAATTACCTATTCATCTGTACCTTGGGCAAGCCAATTTAGCACAAATGATTTTGCAAATATAAGTGTACCAAGACATTTTACAGGAAGAACACTAGAAAACAAATTTAGAAATTTTGATGACAAATTAGAGTTTGATGATGAAAATAATTGGAATGATATGCCTACATGTTTGCACATAAATTTTGGAAGACCTCGTACCATCGAGTTTAGTAAAGAATACAAAGATTGGTGCAAGAAACTAGACCTGGAACCATTGGGCAATCAATTAAATATTGGAAACTTTGTAAATATACACGAAAACTTGACTACATACAGAACAATTATGTATAATAACATACAAGCAGGAAACTCATTCTCAGTAAGGAAGTAAAAATGGCAAAACCATTCGACGTAAGTAAATTTAGAAAAGACATTACAAAAAGCATTGATGGACTAAGTATTGGCTTTCACGATCCAACAGATTGGATCAGCACAGGCAGTTATGCACTTAACTATCTTGTAAGTGGGGACTTTCATCGCGGAGTGCCGATGGGTAAGGTCACAGTTTTTGCTGGCGAATCTGGCGCAGGCAAAAGTTACTTTGCTAGTGGAAACATTGTAAAAAATGCACAAGACCAAGGAATCTTTGTTGTGCTTATTGACAGTGAAAATGCACTAGATGAAAGTTGGTTGCATGCATTGGGTGTCGATACAGATGAAAGCAAACTGCTAAAACTAAGCATGAGCATGATTGATGATGTTGCTAAAACTATTAGTTTGTTTATGGCAGATTACAAAGCAATGGCAGAAGAAGAACGCCCAAAGGTGCTGTTTGTACTTGACAGTTTGGGCATGATGATGACACCTACTGATGTTGATCAGTTTAACAAAGGTGACATGAAAGGTGACATGGGTCGCAAGCCTAAAGCACTAACTGCACTTGTGCGTAACACAGTGAACATGATTGGTAGTTACAATGTAGGTATGGTGTGTACTAACCATACATATGCAAGTCAGGATATGTTTGATCCAGATGACAAGATCAGTGGTGGACAAGGCTTTATCTATGCAAGTTCAATTGTTATTGCAATGAGAAAACTTAAACTAAAAGAAGATTTAGATGGTAATAAGACTACTACTGTAAATGGTATTCGAGCGGCGTGTAAAGTTATGAAAACACGATATAGTAAACCTTTTGAAGCAGTGCAAGTTAAAATTCCTTATGAAACAGGCATGGATCCATACAGTGGTTTGCTTGATTTATTTGAAGCAAAAGGCATGCTTACTAAACAAGGCAATCGACTAAAGTATACAACTACTGCAGGCGAAGAAATGCTAGAGTTTCGCAAAGGATGGACAGGGGATAAACTTCAAGTTATTATGAATGACATTTCTAACGCAGATGGACTAAGTATAGATGACATTGCAAATGAAGTACAAGGCGATGTATATGCAGAAGACATAGAGGATGAAGTGCATGAGTGAAGAAGAAGTAATAAAAAAGATTTACTTAATTCTTAAACAATATATACCACTAAAAGAAATGCAAAGTGCAACCGATCATCTAGTGGATGATTTGCAAGAATTGCTTGACGAAGAAGAACTGTACAGATTAGCCGGTATTGACAAATATATCAAGACAAGTGTTAAGGATATACTTGGAGAGCCCGAAGAGGACTTCGATTACGAAGATGATGACTATTGAGTCAATGGTATAATAGAGTAGTTAACAACATCGCTGAGATTCCCAACTTCATTAATTTTTTTGAAAGTGAACTTGAAGAAGCAAAGCGTGAGTGCGGTGTAAAAGGTATAGTAGAAAAAAATATCAGTGCCTTGCCTGGTATTACAGAACATCGTTTTAATCAACTACAAGAGATTGAAGCAGTGCTTAACTATCTTAACATACAACTGCGTAAGATCAGACGCAAGCATTTCCAAAAATATTTGGAAGGATATGCCCGTGCGTTAACAAGTCGCGATGCTGAAAAGTATGTTGATGGTGAGGACGAAGTCATTGACTTTGAAACTATTATCAACGAAGTAGCACTATTGCGTAATAGATGGCTAGGTATTATGAAAGGCTTGGATACAAAACAGTGGCAAATGGGTCACATTGTTCGTTTACGCACTGCTGGTATGGAAGATATTAGGATTGAATAATTTACAACAACTTGGAAATTTGTGCATATGTCAATGCAAAGTTTTCGTTGCGTCTACTGTCAATTTTATTCAATTCGGCCTGTAACTCACGTTTTAGTCCTAGATATTTTTTACCAGTAAAAAATCCTGCTAACTTTTGTACACGTTGAAACTTGCTTGTTTGCAAATACTTTACAACTTGTTCTTTGTTCTTAATATTAAGCACACTAAAATATTCAGGTCTATCTAAAAATGCAAAATCAATATCAATGTTATTTTTGCTTGCATAATCTGCTACATCATCTAAATCTAAAATATTGAAAATACTTACTGTACACACAATATCAAGATCGAAGTTGCAGGATATGTATTTTTGGATGTTTGTTTCAACAGTATTCCATTTGATTGTACTGTGTCTTTCATAGTTGAATTTTTCTCCGATATTGTCTATGCTAAAAGATAAATTTACCTTTTCAAATTTTTTGAGTTCATTAACTAAGTTTTGATCAAATATTGTTGCATTAGTATTATAAGATATATTAACATCTTTTGGTAAAACTTTTAACAACGAAACGTGCTTTTTGTCTAACATAGGCTCACCGCCTATAAATTTAACAGATTTAAGATGTTGCAAATCTTTTTTGAAGTTATTCCAAAACTCTTCAGTGGTTGCAAATGTATAATCTATTTCATGTAACTTAGGTAAATTTTCATTAAATTTTTTATCTTCTTTATACCAAGCACTGCTTCTGCCATAGTAACATATCCTGCATTTACTATTACAACTAAATCCAAGTTTTATATCTAGTTCTATTGGACTATTTTGCATGTTATAAAAATCTGTAGTAAACGCAATATCTCTTTTAAGTTCATGCTGTCTTTTACTAGAGATACCAGCAGATTCTGCGCTCCAGCATAGATGACATACAGATGGTTTTTTACCTTGTAAAAAATCTTTGCGAAAACTATTATAACTTTCACTGTGCCAAGCATCGCTTACACTATGGGTTATAACATTCATTTTTGTATCATTGTCATACAAAAACTGCTTGTCGGCTTGACAGCAAGGTCTATAATTACCATTTGTCATTATTTCTAAATTTGTAAAAGGTGAAGTGCAAATTGTTTCAGGATAATCAAATCTAGTGCTTCCTAAAGTTGCACGAAGATCTGTTGTGTCTACTGTACAATTCACGTGATCTTTGCAATTGGCATGAATAAAACGTTCTGTGATTCTATTATTTGTAGAGAAGTGTATAAAAAAAGTTGGTATGTCTAAGTACTCTGCAATACGGAAAAAATGACGCCAAATGCCTTGATCTGTGTTACCATATGCAGTTACAATGATCTGTTCATTTGGTGCATACTCTGTCTTTTGAATAGATTTCAAATCATAAAACATATCTTCAAAAGGTTGGCTATAATATTCTGTAATCTCTTTTTTAAATATGATCACGAATTCTACTCCATTGTAGATGTATTTCGTCAGCAAACCATTCGGTGTATGTCATACGGTTTAACCAGTTATGTCTATCAGGCTTGCTTAACCATGAGTCTATCTTACTGCCAACTTCATATGCTAAACTACTTTCACTAACAACAGCAGGCACACCATGTATAATGCTAGTAATGCCAGCGTTGCTGCTATGACTAACAGTAAAGTGTGTGTGCTTTAGCATATGCTCTAAATCAAAACTGTCATAGGTTTGTTGCACATGCCTGGGTATGTTCCAAGTTACATCTTGTTCTTTGTACCACTGCATGTCACATGCCCAGTGTAGCGACTCTCTGTAACGAGGATGGCTGCGAACAACTATGGGCTTGTCTGTTACTCGGCGTATCTCTCTAATAGTATTGCGATAGTATGTGTCCATATCAGGCATACTACGCCACTGTTCACTGTGTCCGTGTTGTCCACATATTAGTACATATTCACCTTGTTGCTTCCAAGGCTGTAACACAATGCCAAACTTTTGTAGTCTGTCGTTAGGCATGTAAGTATCTACTGCAAAGTCTGCATCTCTGTTGATCCCGTTTATACCCAACTTCCAAGTAGTATTGCGTATAAGCCCGCCCACTTCTATGACAATGACTGGCTTGTTCTGTGCGCGGTAGTGATCCCATACATGTTTGTTAGCACTCATCTTACCATACCACAACACACTCCATATAAGTGCAGCATCAGCATCCATGTCATTTTCAACAAGTGTGTCCGTTTGCTGTATAGCATCCACTAGTTGCGGATAAACTTCACTTGCATTGTTAGGTAAGTTGTTTGGAAAATGTGATATTTTCATAAGGGATTAAAAACCAATAAATAGTTATATGCGTACATTATCAGTATTTACCTCCTGGCACCCTACGGGATACAAAAAATATGGCAAACAATTTATTGAGGGTTACAACAATTGTTGGCCCGCAGAAGTTCCTCTTACGATTTATGCAGAGGATCACAGACCAGAAATAAATAATCCGAATATAACAGTTTTGGATCAAGCAAGTACTTTGCCTGATCTGAAAAGTTGGCAACACCGTCACAAAGATAATCCACATGCACACGGGCACAACAAAGATAAAACTAAGAAAAGTTTTCTCTGGGACGCAAGCCGTTTTGCAAACAAAACTTTTGCACTTTGGCATTTTGCAGAACACTGTGATACAGACATTTTTATATGGTGTGATGGAGATGTAAGAACACATACACCAATGACCTTAGAGTTTTTGCAAAGTATTGCTCCCGGTGAAAATCAACTTGCTACATACCTAGGACGGAAAACTTGGCCCGAGTGTGGCTGGATGATGTTTAATCGTAATCATCCAAAGTTTGCTGAGTTTATGGAGCAATGGCGTTGGATATACGAAAGTGATGACATCTTTAAACATGATGAATATCACGATAGTTTTATCTTTGGTGAACTAGTTGAAGACTTTAAAGCAGTTGGTGTAGAGTTTAATGATCTAGGCGGACCAGACAAAGGCGGTCATATCTTTATCAATAGTGTATTAGGTGCATACATGGATCATCTTAAAGGCTTTAGAAAAGAAGTAGGCAAAAGTCTTAAAGGTGATATTGTTGGCGGTTTTAAACATAATGCTGAATGGTGGAACGATTTGAGACAAGTAACTAAAGAACAAATCCGCCAAGAGAAATTAAAAAACCCACATGAATATGATGCCACACAACAAGTTAAAAGTAAGGGAATAAAATGAGCGAACTAAGTGTAATACAAAATGTAACCAAAGTAGAAACAGATCCATATCCTTATGTTTGTGTAGAAGGAGCATTGCCAGATCGCTTTTACAAAGAGCTGCAGGATACATTTCCTGAACAACTAATAACAAGCACAAGTCCACATGACGGAGGCATTTGCTATCGTTACAAGATGAAAGAGTGTGCAGAAATAGAACAACCGCCTGCAATATGGCAAGACTTTTTTGCATATCATACAAGTCCTGAATACTTCCGTGCTTGCGCAGAACTATTTGCTACAAGTATTGTAGATCATTACAGTGAAGAGTTTTATGAAAGTTTAAAGACACAGAGTGTAACACCACGTGATGTTGATAACACTGGACATTATGTAGCAGATTGCCAGTTTGTTGTACATGAACCAGTAGACCAAACAGGCACAAGTCGTACACCACATGTAGATAACCCAGTTGAAATATACGCTGGA